CAAAAAATAAACAACGTGTCCGGTCATATCTTACAAAATCTCCGAAAAACCGTAAACAAACTATAAAACTTTTCTTAATTTTTTATAAACAAGGCTAGGTGTATTAGGTCTTTGACAAGTTCAAAAATGATAGAATAGTATCAGTTTTTACAAAAAATCGTCTGACATAACACGACACAATCGCCTGACGTCGCCTTTTCAGAACTATGTTTCTCTTTCTCTCTCTTTTTCTTAATCTTTTAAATTAATAATAATATACTGTATCTAAAGCCTATAGATGTAGAGTAAGTGTATATCCGCATATGCGCGCGGTGTAAGTATATAATACCACCGTAAAAAAATTAAGGCTTGACTTTAAACCCGGAAATAGTGTATACCAAAAGCAGAGAGGAATAAAACGGATTGGAGGTGTGAATATATGCAGGATGTAAAGAGTGTAGAGAATGTAGATCTTACAACCCTTATAGTGGATCTAGGTACAGTACAGATATACACATCAACTGTACAGGATTTAATAGACAACGCTTGTATAGAATTTCACATCGAAGATTTACTAAAAGCCGGACAGAGACAGTGGAAAGCTGTTATGCAGTATGTTGGTATGCATTTATTCCCGGATACGAAAGTATTAAAAGACAAGAGCTTAAGTCCCCTTGGTAATGCAACTATACCAACTAACTGTAATAGGTATGACAGAGAGGTATTATATAAACTTTGTGATTATTATATATATCTCTCCAATGTGTATAGCAAGTTGGTAAGTACAGTAGCATTTAGTTATTTTTGTAATATACCGACAAACACAATGGATATATGGAGTACGGAAGAACCAAGTTCGTTGGCTTTCAAGATGTGGCAAAAATTGCAGCGATCACGCAAGGATTGCATCCTTGATCGAGCATATGACTCCAATAGCCCTGTAGGCACTATGTTCGTGGGAAATAACGAATTTGGCATGAATCAGCCCGGAATTGGCGATAATGCCACCCAAAGAAGGGCAATCACAGCGCAGGAACTGCCAAGGCTGGACGAGAAAAAGAGCCAAGAATTGCACGCAATTGATACACAATTCACAGATGCAGTGGCAAATAACACGGTTTAAATTGTGTGTGATTATTCTACAATTCGCAAATGCAGTAATATCAAGGGGTGTAGCGTTTTAACTATTCGTGAACTATTCGGAAAAGTTAGGTTTTGCGAATAGTTGCAAGGGTATTATGGGAATTGTGCTAAAACAATTTGATTTTCACACAATGACAACAAAACGAAATTGAAAATATTTTAGATTTCCATGTTTGCAGAAAAAGGATGGGGAGGGGGTCTGACAGAAAGGCCACCGAGCGGCTACTAAGTCCCTTAAATTCCTCAAAAAATAAAAAGCCACTTACAACAACACCCATTGACTTTCACCGTAAATAGGCTATAATAAATTTATAACAATTCACTTTCACGTTGCGAATCGCAACTACATTTCCAAAAAATTTTTAAAAACAAAAAAAGAGTGTTTCGGACAGGAGAATGATATATGACCGGAAATAAGTATCAGTCATTAGCCATGCGGACAAATGATCGCAAAGCGACAGAAAGAATTTCGGATAAACTTGATTTGCTTAAATTTTGCAAGAAGAACAATATCGCATCGTTGCAAGATTATGACCTTGGCGGCATCTTTAATGCTTGCCTTGGACTATCCGGTGAGGTTGGAGAATTTAACGACATAATCAAAAAATGGATTTTCCATGAGAAGCAGCTTGATATTGACCATGCAAAGAAAGAAGCAGGAGATATTTGTTGGTATCTTGCAATGCTTTGCGAATCCTTCGGCTGGAGCCTTGATGAGATCATGCAGATGAATGTAGACAAGCTTAAGGCACGTTATCCGGAAGGGTTTGACATTGAAAGAGCAAACCACAGGGCGGAGGGCGATGTGTAATGGCAAGCTGCAGCAATGAGTTGATGAAAACCGAGTATTCCGAAACCTTTGATGAAAAACGCAAAGGATTGATTGAACAGTCGTATTACAAATACGGACCGGCAAGAATGAACTTTTCTACCGGAAATGTGGATGCAATCGAAAGTTTGAAAATGAATCTTTCCAAGTTTGAAGAGACCGGGAATCTTGAATATCTGTGCGACGTTGCAAATTACGCTATGTTCCGATTCATGTTTCCACAGCAGGGCGAGTATTTCGAACATACGGACTCTGATTCATCTGCCGGGATCTTCGGTATGAGCGTAAATGAAATGGAACGATTCAAACAGGAACACAGCTTTGAGGATGGGAGATATTGATATGATTTTAAATATAATCGCTACGGCGATAGATGCCCTTGTAATACTTGGACTTATGGGAGGACAGGTAAAGCAGACAGACAATTCAAACGCAATGGGGTATTTGCTTTCATACGCGATCTTTGCAATGAATATTATGGTCATTTGGAAATGATGGGCTATCGCCAAACGGTAAGGCACAGGATTTTGATTCCTGCATTCCGGGTTCGAATCCCGGTAACCTAATCGGTTGCATGTTGACGTTTCATGTAGCCACGTATGTTTTCCATACGTACTTGAACCCTTGGTTGAGTGATTCAAGCATTTGGGTTCCTCCTTTCGCCACTAGGACGATTCTGTTAATGACGGTGCGAGACCGTCCGGTGGTATTCTATCATGCATCTACCAAAGGCACATGATCGTGTAACGCATAGCACGTAAAACATATTGCTAACCGTCTTGTGGCGGTTCTGGGGAAGCGGCAACGATTGGCGGTGTTGCGGCTGACTGTAAATCAGTTCCCAAGTGGTAAACATTGTAGGTTCAATTCCTATCTTCCCCATTTAAACATGATTACCTCGGTGCAGATGGATTTTTCAATCCTGCCGAGACACATGGCAATGAGTTGTTCCAATTCGAGATATTGGATTGGCTGACAGCTTTTGCTTGAAAGTGATTTTAAGCAAGAAGATAGAAACTATCAACAATTCTGTGTGGTGTATCGTCATAGAGAAGTCAAAGGCAGAATCCTTGTGGCTGACGAATAATAGACGCTTGCTGTGCAAGAATAATCCGTTGATGTGTGTGGTGTGAGAGACCACGGACTATATGCGGAAAACTCATTAAGTCAGTTTGCCTTGAATCCGGGAAGCCGGAGTATAACACAAGAAATTCGTTAAAGTAGCGGTATGGCAGAAACAAATAAGTAAGGTTTGCTTAACCAAAACATTCTGAACGAACCGTGAAATTTGTGGGTATCAATCCCATTCGTGCTTGACAGGGGTAAGAAGCAAAGGGTCGCGCCCGGAAGCTCAGACTTATCTCCACGGTGGCTGAATATGACTGTATCTGTGATGAATAAAGGGAAACCTTAATCATGTTTATTTTGCAGTGTTCCCATAATGGAATTGGAGCCGGTTGCTATCCGGTCGGGCGATTATTCGCCTTGTAGGTTCGAATCCTACACACTGCGCTAACTTACGTCTGTCTGTTGGCCAGAAAGAGGTCTCCAAAACCTCTAACGAAAGTTCGATGCTTTCCGGGCGTGCTCGTCTTTATCTCCACTTAGTCGGGTACTACTGCAATAGTTCCGGTCGATGGGAGACTTATGGATGGTAGCGGTATTATTGGAAACAGAAAACCCTTCCGTGATTAGAAATTGCAGATTTGAAAGCGGTTGGCATGGTTTTGGCTGACAGGGTTCGATTCCCTGTGCCGCTATTTATTTAAGCAAAATGGCGTGTGAGTATGATAAAAACATTATGGAATATTTATATCAAACGAAAGACACGGAATCTCACGAGGATTCCGATTTTTGCTATGATTGGGGTGCAAAATATGACAAACTGTGTGAATTGCGGCGCACCAATCGAAACCGATAAAAAGGTGTGCCCTTATTGCAAAACTCCATATGATGTAAGCGGATTCAAGGCTGAAATAGGGGAAATGTTCGGAGAAATCACGATTGGTGGAAAAACAAGTAGAGTATATCTAGGAAATGTAGAACATAATCGTCTATTGAGAGAGCCGTATTATGATGCAAATGGTATTTTGCATCGTGAGATTCCAAAAACAATAAGAAAATTTACTTTGATTGAGGTGTGAATTATGACAAGTTGCTTGCGATGTGGAATGCTGATACTTGATTCCGAAGTTGATAACTGCCCTTATTGCAAATACCTATTTACACAGATTCCGGCAAGGAACGTTCCAGAGAGTCAGCCGGATAAGGTAGAAACGGCAATATTTGAAAACGTGGTATTTAATAAATGGGAGGGGCGGAAGAATGTGTGATTTTTGTCGGAATAAAAAGAAAATCATTGATGGTAAAGGAAATTTAGTTCTTTTTGGAGCTGAAAATAACATGATTTTCGACAATAGCGATGGAAAAGAGGTTGCAGGAGCCGTAAAAATTAATTTTTGCCCTATCTGCGGAAGAAAGTTGGTGTGATATGTGTGAATTTTGCGAGAAAAAATTTCCTATCATAACACATTATGGCAAATTTAAGATTGATAAGTTGTCAAATAAGCCTGTAATTACATGCGACTTGAATAAATGTCCGCCCTTTGCGGTGTGTAGCAGTAAAGATATGAATGTTGAAATGGTAATGGAAATAGCTTATTGCCCTATTTGCGGTAGAAAGGTGGTGTAGCGGTGAATCTTGCAGAAGCAAAGAAAAAGTATTATCCAAAATACAAATATGCACTTGTTAATGCCAAAAGCAACAGACCACATTCACTTTATGTTGATAGAAAAACAGCCGAAGAAGAAAGATGCGATTTATGGAAATGTTATGGTGCGGTGCTAATTGTTATTGATTTGTCAGGTGTGGAGAAATGAACGAAACTATTTTATATATTTCAAAATCGGAACAGGATATACGAAGTTTTCTAAAATATCTTCAATCAAAGCTAAAAGCAGAACAAAAGGAATGTACCCTAGATGAAAAACACAATATTTTAAAAGTACCAAAATATTACGATATTGTCGGAAAGAGCATTTACGGCAACATGCTTGGCGTAGGCTATGGATATTGCAAATATTATTGCTTTTCAGAAGCGTATAACAAAGATAAATACAGCGATGCAGAAAATGAAAGACTTAAAGAAATTCTTATGCACACAAGAGAGGGTGCGGAGAGAATATCAGGACTTGATATTTTATGTATGCTAGGGTTGGTTTGAAAGTTGGTGGAAGAATGAAACCATTAGAAGAAATATTTTTTAGAGCTTGCGTGAATGAACAGAAAAGAAAATTGCGTTCGAGCGACCGCGAATTGAGCGTAAGAACTATTGGAAATATTTTTGAAAGGCTTGGATTCTCATATAAGCAGTTAATGTATTATGTCAGAAAGTGGTCTGACAGGGGATTTTATGATTACGGAGTAACACTTGACTTGGGATGGTTTGAATTTGGCAAGCTGACCGGAGAATATAAGCAGATTTATGATTCTATGACAAGTACGGACGGATGGAAAGATGGGGAGTTGGCAAATTATATTGTCAGAAATTCTTTTAAGCGAGATAGAATAACACCACTTGATATTCTATATATGTACGGATTGGTTTGAAAGGTGGTTAAAAATGAATGAATTAACGCAAAGTAAAGACGGATATATCGTATTTGACGAGAGCGGAACTTGCGCACTTGCATATGGCGCAGCGGAAAAATGGTTCAAGACCTATGATGAAGCAATCAATTATGCTTTAGAAAAAGTTACTAAAAATTGTGAATTATTTAAAGACCGCATTGATTTTAACTCTGTAATTGTTTATGAGGGTTCAGAAGAATTTATGCATCAGTCGCACAGTATTCCTTGCGGAAAAGTGTTGTTTTGGTGGAAGAATCATAAATAGTTTGGCGGTGTAATGATGAAGCGGGAAAAAGGAATTTTATACATATGTATTAATCATGAAAATTGTCCATTAGACCCGGCTAGTTGCGGATATTCAATAGATACTACGACTTTTGAAGATGCTTGTATGGGTAAAAGAACATTCATTCCGGGAATCGAATGTGATAAGTGAGGGATTTATATGAAACATCAAAAAGAATGGTGTACTTGTGATCGTTGTGGTGCGGAAATTAAAAAAGGAATACTTTGCGGAAATTCGGTTACAAGAAACGGCGTTTTTAATACCACATACGACTTGTGCTATAAATGTATGGAAGATTTTGAGGAGTTTATGAGAAATGACAGTTAATATGGGAACCCAAACCTATGAAATGAGCCGCAAGCAGGCAAAGGCTATCATTGGAACGGCTAAGAAACTTGCAAATTGCAACATATACGGCATTGAAAAAGGCAATGTGGTGATTATGCTGAATGAAAAGTATGAGGACGATATGAGCCTTAAAAAAGCCGTAGAGGGGTATAAGAAGAAAGGGTTCAAGGTGCATTGGAAATGAAAACACTAGTTGATTTTATCAAAAATTTGAAATCTTTTTATCAGTTTTATAAAGATTATAAATATAACGGTGCTGAATGTGAGTTTATTATCCAGAATTATCAAGAAGTTTTATGTAGCCGAACAAAAACTATGAGCAAGCCGACATATTATGCAAATTCCGTTATCGGAGAGATGGATAGGTGGTATGAAGATTCTTGGAAATCTATGTATAAATGCGAACCATTTGAGCCAGAAGAAGAAAAAATTATGATAAAATCCGATGGCAAAACCGCACAAGTGTTTATTGACGGCAAAAAAGTAAGCTGCACGGACATGGAGTTGCATTTTATCGCTCATGCAAAGCAAAGTCCAATGATTAAAGTTGATGCACGATGGCATAAAACGGATGAAAACGGAAATGCAATTCTGAATGAGGATAAGACTGCGATATTAACAGAGGGTATAAAAATAAATTGTTGAGGGGGCGAGATTATGAAAATATCAGAGATGAATATTTCGGTTAGATTATACGCAATTTTACACAAACACGGAATTGAAGCCATTGAAGATATGAGTAATTACACACCCGATGACATCATTCGTTGGAAAGATATTGGAAGGAGAACATTAGAAGAATTATTAAGTACAATGAAAAGCAATGGAATCAAGTTTAAAGGAGAATAAATCATATGAAGAAGAAAATTTTAGTAGTAATGTTGGCAGTTGGAATGGTAGCAACATCATTAACTGGATGTGCTTTCGAAACTGAATCAAAAAAGGTTACATATAATATGAAACAGGAAGCTGAGAACTTTAATGTTCTTAGAAGATTTGCAGTAATCAACACTCGTACTGATAAGGTTGAGTTTGAAATGATTGGTGCATTTAGTAGAGAGGATGCAACAGATGATCAGGTGACACTTGTTGTAGAGATGGAAGATGGTACATATAAGAGACATATTATTGGACTAAATGAAGATACGATGTATGTCATTGAGGATTTAGGTGGTGCTGAAGTGAATAAGTACAAGTATGAGGTTAATTATATTCCAGAGTCGATTGTACCATTTGAGATTACAGATAAAAAGTAAGCAAAAGAAACCGAAGTTTCCTTCGGGTGATAAGAAAATGAGAGAATACATAAATGTACTTGAAAACAGAATTGATGAATTAGAGAGATAATCAGACCAAGAAAATAGTCTTTAAATAATTTCCGAAACACTAAGAGGTGCGTACAATATTGGTGTGCTAAGAATAGCTTTTACTACTGACTACGCATATTACCGGCTAACAAATGGAGTTAGTCGGTAACCTAGAAAAAATTATAGGCAGAGGTCAAGGCACTTCTGCTTTTGCGGAGGTGCTTTTTATTTGGCAAGCATTGAATTGATAAATCAACTAAAAAGTAACGACAGTTACTTAAAACGCAAAGGGATACATCAAATTGTTGTTGATGGTGAAGCTGAAAGAGTATCAAATGCATATGTTTCATCTGTAAGACGTGGAATTTCTGATAAAGATATTCCGTTTTCCCTTAAATTATCCAGCAGAGTTAAAAAAATTATAGATAGTCTTATCTTTGAAATAACAGGATTTCATATACCGGCAATGGAATACTACTGTTTTGAAAACGATATAGAATTTCAACTTTTAAATGACTACTATGAGATTTTATTGCTTGAATCTCCGTATCTTGTTGATAGTTTTTTTAGATACATAGAATTAGACACAAAAGATCCATATAAAAGATTTTATTTTCCGCGACAAATAGTTTTAAAGCCGGTTGTATCAGCGTATCAAGAAATTTATGATGGGAAATTGGATTTTCTGTCTGTATCGCAACCAAAAAGAACCGGGAAAACAACAGGCGGTCTGAAATTGGCGGAGATGATGGGCGGACGCGACCCAGACGGAAGTATATTCGGTGTTGGAAAAGGCGAAGGACTTGTAAAAAGATTTTACGGCGGTTTATTACAGGATTTTGAAACAGAACAAACATATAAGCGATTCTTAAATGTTTTCCCAGAAGCAACAAAGATAGGCGAAAAGGACTATAAAAGTGCTGAAAACCTATCAATCGACCTTAAGAGCAAAAATATTTTCCCGACATTTACATGCCGTCCGATTGATGGTGCAATCGTAGGGTGTACCGAAGCAAATGTGCTTGTCTATATTGATGACTGCGTTAAAAACCATGAGGAAGCACGAAATAGAGATAGATTAGAGTTTCTTTGCGAGAAAGTAACAGACGATGTCCTTGGTAGACGATTAGAGGGAACGCCTATTATCATACAGGGAACGAAATACAGCTTGTATGACCCGATTACGGCTTTGCAAAATAAAGCTGATGAATTGGAGTGGAGATGGAAAGAAGTTGCTATTCCGGCACTTGACCCAATCACAGATGAAAGCAATTGGGAGATTTATCGAAAAGATAAAAAGGGATTGCGGAAGATATTCACAACCGTTTACTACCAAAAGGAAAGAAAACTTGTTTCGGAAGAAACGTGGGCGGCAGAGTTCCAACAAGAACCATTTGAAGCAAAAGGGAGAATGTTTGCGGAGAATGAGCTTAATTATTTTGAGGAACTTCCTGTTGATCGAGAACCAGATGCAATTATGGCGGCTTGTGATAGTGCAGATAAGGGAGAAGATAGCTGCTCAATGCCAATTGGCTATGTGTACGGCAACGAGGTTTATATCGTAGATGTAGTGTTCGACAATGCCGGAACACAGTTTACCAAGCCGGAATGCGCAAATATGCTTATTAAGCACAACGTAAAGACGGTTACATTCGAGAGTAACAGTGCCGGAGAATATTTTGGTCGAGATGTAATGGAAATTGTAAAAAAGCAAGGCGGAAGATGTAGCGCGCGATTCAAGTTTAATTGTTCAAACAAAATAACTCGAATGGAAAATGCGAGAGATAATATCATTCGTGATTATTATTTTCGCGATTTCAAGAAAATGGACAGGCAGAGCCAATATTACAAGTTTATGAAAGAACTTACAACCATGACAAGAAGTGGAAAAGTAAAGCATGATGATGCACCGGATTCAGTTGCTTTGTTTGAGAACGAGATGCGAAGCGGAACACAAGCAAAGGTAGAAGCGGCAGTAAACCCATTTAGGAGGTATTAGGATATGACAACAGACAAATATCTTTCACAGATAAGCAGAATTGACCATGCGATTGCAAATAAGCTGGAAGAAATCAAAAGGCTATCCGATATGGCAACATCTATATCCATATCTCCGAAAGAGGTGGATGTGCAATCATCCGGAAATCCCGACAAAATGGGAAGTGCGGTATCAAAAATTGTTGATCTGCAGAACGAAATTCAGACGCTTGTAGATGAATTGGTTGATAAAAGACGGATTATCATATCGCAAATTGACAGTATGGATAATACAGATGTGTACATCGTGCTTTCATCACATTATGTCAATGGAAAAGATTGGAACTTGATTTCTGTCGAGATGAAGTATTCCTACAGGAACATTATGAAACTTAGAAAAAGAGCTTTGCAGGAGTTTGAGAAACGTTATGGACGGCTTTATTCCGAAAAGAGTGCATAAAAGTGCACAATAGTTCACACTCTTTCACAACATTTCCTAAAATTTGCGTGGTATACTAAAAGAGTAGAAAAGCAAAATTCTACACCCCCATGTACCCAATTAAAGGCACTGTCAGAAATGGCAGCGCTTTTTTGTTGTAAGAAAGAGGTTGCTATGAAAAAAGTAACTATATATTGCCCGGATTGCGGAAGAATTGCCGGACATTACGATGGAAGATCTACGATAGATCATCCATGCAAATGTAAAAAATGCAATCATCTTGTAATTTATCGCGTGGCAACAGGAAAAGTTGAAACAAAGCCAATACCGGAGCGTGCTTGCAGTAGCGGAGTTTTATTTATATGAACACACAGTATTTTCACGACCTTGTAAAAGGCAGATATGGAAGAAAAATTGCATATGCTGACGTTGAACAGATTACGGCAGACAACATCGTGAAGGTTGTTGGAAACTGCATTGGTGCATTCTATTTCAACAAGACGATTATCCGGTATCTGTGGCACTACTACAAGGGCGATCAGCCGGTATTGTACCGAACAAAGATACAAAATGCGGATATAACCAATAAGGTATCTGAAAATCACGCCTATGAGATTGTTCAATTCAAGGTAGGTCAGACTTACGGTGAGCCGATTCAGCTTATCAGCCGGAAAGACGATGACCGGATAAACAATGCGGTTGACGAATTTAATGACTATCTGACCGATGCTAACAAGCAGGAAAAGGATATTAAAGCCGGAGAGTGGCAGTCGGCAACCGGAACGTCATTTAAGGCGGTGCAAATCGCTGATGGAGATATACCATTTAGAATTGTTGCACCTACGCCAATGAATACGTTTGTTATCTACAGTCGTTCCACGGAAGAACCACTTTTAGCAATCCAAGAGCTTAAGGATGCCGATGGACAGATGTATAAACTCTGCTACACGGACTCTTACGAATGCAAGATTGTAAATGGAGAGGTTCGAGATTGGAAACTGCATGGCTTTGGCGGAATCCCGATTGTTGAGTTTCCGAACAACCATGAGCGCATTTCTGATATTGAGCTTGTGATCGGACTATTGGATGCAATCAATACAATGCAGTCAAACCGAATGGATGGCGTTGAGCAGTTTGTTCAGTTTTGGATAAAGTTTGTAAATTGCGACATTGACCCGGAAACCTTTGAAAAAATGAAGATTTCCCATGCGCTGACCGTAAAATCCAACAATGAGCAAAATAAATCAGATGTTGACATTATGACACAAGAGTTGAATCAGACAGAGTGCCAGGTTGCAAAGGATGATTTGTGGGATAATGCACAGTCCATTCTTGCCATACCAAATAAGAACAACAATAATTCCGGTGGAGATACACAGGGAGCGGTTGAGCTTAGAAACGGATGGGACTTCTCAAAGTCGAGAGCAAAACTGAAAGACCCAATTGTAAAGTCGGCTGAAAAAAGACTTGCGAAAGTTGTTCTGAATGTGATTCGCATACAAGATCACGATTTGGGACTGAGTTTGCGCGACTTTGATGTTCAGATTAACCACAGCCCACAAGACAATATGTATACCAAGTCGCAGACACTATATCAGCTTTTACAAGCCGGTATTCATCCGCTTGTGGCAATTAAATCTGTCGGACTTTGGGGAGATGCGGAAAAGACATTCCTGTTGTCAAAGCCATACTTGGATAATCTGTGGAAAACGATTGATGATGTAGAAGCACAGGAACAAAAAGCACAAGAATTGATAAATAAAATGAATACAGATGGCACAGAGAGCCAGACAAACAAAGATAAGACAGTCACCGAGTAATCGGCGGCTGTTTTTATTTTATAAAAATTCGCAAAGTTGTGAGCGTAAAAATCAACAATGTCGTTCGGTGTCGTTGCACCGTATAAAAATTCGTATGACATATCGGAGGTAATGAATGAAGAGAGAAGATCTGATTGCTATGGGATTAAGCGAGGAAAACGCAGACAAGATCATGGCAGATTACGGAAGTTCCGTACAGAGAGCCAAAGCAAAGGTTGACGAGTACAAGACAAAGGCTGACAAAGCTGAAGAGTTGCAGAAGCAGCTCGATGATATCGAACAGGGAAAGCTCACGGAAGTAGAGCAGGCAAATAAGAACCTCGAAAAAGCCAATGCGAGAATCGCGGAACTTGAAAAAGCGCAGGCAATAGCCACGCAGAGAGCCGATGCCGCATCTAAATTTAATGTTACCGCAGAGCAGGCAGCGCAAATTGTAAAAGACGATGGCAGCTTTGATTATGACGTTCTTGGAAAGATTATCTCTGAAAAAGAGACCGCCGCAGCACAAGCCAAGGAGCAGGAGATTGCAAAAGGCAGTACGAATCCGGGAGGTGGCACGGCTGGCGGCGATAAAGCCGGTACAGATAATAAGACAAATGCTGAAAAGATAGCAGAAAGCCTTATATCTAACGCACCTAAGAACAATGACGTTTTATCACATTACATTCAGCAATAACAGGAGGTAAGAAATGGCAAAGGAAATGAATATGCAGTATGAAAAGACTTTATACGCAGGAGATGTTCAGATTTTAAAGAGAGAGCCTAATGAAGCAATCCCATTAACACTTGATTTTGATGGCGTGACAACTAAAAACGCACAGGGCAAGAAGATTGTCAAAGCAGGTACTCCAATCGGAGCAAATGGCAAGGCTGACAATACGGCTACGGTAGTGGGTATTTTGAGATTTGATGTAACAGAGGACAGGCCACAAGGAGTGCTGCTTAAGAAAGCATATCTTAACACGAAAGTAGCAGAAGCGCATTCCGGCGTTACATATGACGCAGAAGTTAAGACAGCTCTTCCAATGATTGTATTTGAATAATAACAGGAGGTAAATAGATGTTAATTAATGAAGTATTAGACAGTAAGTCTATCGCATTATCGGCAACAGAAAACGCTAGTAATCAGATACCTTATCTTGGTTTACAGTGGTTTCCAGAAAGAAAGAAGCAGGGACTTGATTTAAGTTGGATTAAGACACACAAGGGTTTGCCGGTTTCACTTGCGCCATCTAATTTTGACACAATCCCAACTCTTAGAGCTAGAGGCGGATTAAGTAAGGAAAAAACACAGATGGCATTTTTCCGCGAGGGAATGACAGTTGGTGAAGAGGAAATGCTTGAAATCGAGCGTATTCAATCAGAAGACGACCCTTACCTTGCAAGTGCTTTATCAAGTGTATATGACGACACTAACAACCTCGTAAGCGGCGCAGAAGTTGTACCGGAGCGCATGAGAATGTCACTTCTTTCTACAAATGCAGGTCATCCGGTAATTGCTATTGTAAGTGATGGCGTTCAGTACGCTTATGATTACGATAAGGATGGCTCATACGCAAAAGACCATTACGCAAAGTTATCCGGCACAAGCATGTGGAGCGATACAGCTAATTCAAAGCCACTTACAGACCTTAACAATGCAAGAAAGAAGTTACAGAAGCAGGGTAAGATTGCTAGATACGCACTTATGAACAGCAATACATTCCAATATCTGCTTGACAATGCACAAATAAGAAACTCAATTCTTGCACAGAACCTTACAGCAACTATTGAGGTTGACGATGATACTGTTATTTCGGTGGTACAGAAGAGGGCGAAGCTCACTATCGTACTTTACGATAAGATGTACATTGATGATGATGGCAAAGAGCAGTACTTCTACCCGGATAACAAGGTTACACTTCTTCCAGAAGGCAGCCTTGGAAGCACTTGGTTTGGCACTACACCGGAAGAAAGAACTGCAAGACAGGTAGCTGATGTTGATGTAACAACATATGGTGTAGGTATTACAGTCGCTACAAAGACAGAGTATGGACCACCTATGAAGATGTCAACATTTGCATCTGAGGTTGTACTTCCATCATACGAGAATATGGATAGCACATTTGTATATGAGGTTCATAGCGAAGAGTAGGGGGTGCAACTATGAAATATCCATATATAGTGATTCATAATGGTAAATGGTACAACGCAGGAGAAGAGGTGCCGGAGAGTAATTCTCCGGTATCTTCCGTTGGATATACAAAGACCGAAATCAACAGAATGAGTACCGCAGACTTGCAGAAACTTGCCGCAGAGCAGGGAATTGAAAACGCACAAGCAACAAGCGGTGCGGAACTGAAAGAAATTCTGATTGCAAAGTTTAAATTGTAGGAGATCGCTTATGTCATACACGCTTGTCGAACAAGTAAAAATTCGTTTAAAACAATTTCATATAGAAGAGGTAGAGGACGAAACGACCGGAGAAAAGTCCGATAAAGTTGTGTTTGATGAAAAAGAATGTAACCCTTTGATTGAACAGCTTTTAGAGCAGGCAAGAAAAGAGATTATCAGCAGACGGAACTATCCGGACACATACACGCAAGACCAGATTGACAGTGATGTTAAGAACTATGAAAACATTATGGTCAATTTGGCAGTGTACGACCGGTCGCAGGCAGGAGAAGCATACATGGCAAGTCTTTCCGAAAACGGTGTGAGCCGGACATGGAAAGACCGTGAAAGCCTTTTTGTTGGAGTGTTTCCGTTTGTAAAAGCAATGTAATCAAAGAAGATTGAGCGTGACCATATTGCCAGTGTCGGTAAAATGGTTGCAGGCGGCGCACATTAAGCGGTGGTGGGCAGTGCGTCAAAAGGAGATTCAAATGAAAAGTATTTTGATTCAAACTTATCTTGTAGTGCTTCCGATAGTGCTTGGATATATAGTTTGGCTTCTTAAACAACAAAAGAAAAGCAGGGATGCGAACAGTAAAGGAACAATGCTCCTTTTGCGTGTCCAGCTTATTGAATACCATGCAAAGTACACCAGAATCGGAGAAATACCGTCATATGCCTATCAGAACTTCTGTGAGATGTATGATGCGTATCATGCGTTAGGTGGAAATGGAATGGTTACGAAAATGAAACATGAGATTGAAGAGATTCATATAGGGAAAGGAGATAAAAGCCATGAGGAATTGGAAGGATTGGACTAAGAAAGCCGGCATCCGAGCAATCAAGACTGTTGCGCAGGCAGCGATTGCCGGAATCGGAACGGCGGCATTTATGGGCGCGGTGGATTGGAAATATGTTCTTTCTGCATCAGTCCTTGCCGGGGTGTTATCGCTTCTGACGAGTGTTGCCGGAATCCCGGAGGAAAACACCAATGCTTGACATTAACAAGCAGGAAATGAAGTATTCGCAATCCGGTCAGAGGGTATTCATCCCACAAACTGACGAAAATGGAGATATTGTCTATGAAGGGTACAAGGATTCCGATGGGAACTTTGTACCTTATTTAGATTCCGAAGGCAACAAGATTCCAAAAGGCGAGGAAGTTGAAGGGTTTTCAGAACCTACGACATTCCAAGCCAATATCAGCAATAAGCTGTCGGAAGCCCTTGTGAAAGAATTTGGAATTGATGATAGTACATCATACTGTCAGCTTGTCACGGATAAAGGATATTTGCCACTGAAAGCCGGTGATGTGGTGTGGAAACGTTCGGAAGTCAAGCACACTGATGATGGACTTGTGGATTCAGAAACCGCAGATTACATCGTAAAAGGTGTTGCTGATGAAGGATTGACCACGGATTTGTTCCTTCTTCGGAAGAATATTAAGTAGGTGATTGCATGAAAAAGAAACCTATTTCAATGACACTATCCACTAAGTCCATACAAGACACTATAAAGAAATTAGAGCAGTACCGCGATAGTTTACAGGCTAAATGCGATTTACTTGTTTCTAGGCTTGCACAGGAAGGTCAGACGGTGGCAATAAAACAAATATCGAAATCTCCAATCGGAAACACGATAACGGTAAGGGTAGATAAAGCACCACAGTTAATGACCTCAAACGCGATTCTGATTGCAACCGGAAAAACGGTAACGGCAGAAGATAGAGAACCGTTCTATACTTTGTTGGCGGTAGAGTTTGGAGCCGGTATTTTTTACAACTCCAAAGAGAACCCGAAAGCACCAGAACTTGGATTCGGTGTCGGCACGTATCCGGGGCAAATACACGCTTTTGAAGATGGTTGGTACTATTGGGACGATAAGACCGAAACATGGCGTTATACCCACGGTATCAAAGCCACAATGCCTATGTACAATGCGGAACAACAGATTATTCAACAGTATGTAAAGATTGCAAGGGAGGTATTCGGTGGAAAATGATTTAAATGGGTGGGCGATTTATTTTGAAGATACCGTTTACCGATTGCTGAAAGTTTACATGGAAAGCAAAGAAAGCGGAATCAAGGTAACACAGGACGAGGAATCAAACGGAACGCCTGTTTTTCCAACACTTCTTATACAACAGATTGGATTCACAGAAGCTGGGAGAGATACGGAGTCCTATTTTATTAACGCAATTCGCCCGACATTTCAAATTACAATAACGAATAAAGGGAAAAGAGAAAAGATTAAGGACATTGCAGAGTGTGCAGTGTCCTTTTTTAAATCAAAAAATTTTGATGTGTCAAATGCTGTGTTCACGATTTCCAAACAAGTGCGCACGGCAACTTTTCGCGTATCGCGAATTATTGGAGCGTATGAAAATTTAGCATAGCCGCAAGGCAGAAAGGAAGCAGAAAATCATGGCATCAACAAGTTATAAGTCGCGTGTGATTATTAAAGAGCACACAGCGGAACAAGCCGACTTTGCAGGGACTTACAACATTTTACTTGCTGCAAAGTCTATTCCATCTCCGGCATCTCCACCAAACACGGTTGAGTCAACCACGATGGAAGACCCACAGCAGACATTTGAGAAAGGTATTAAGACAGCGGATTCCCGGGAAATCACCGGAAACCTTGCAAAAGAATATCTGGAAAACATCGAAAAGCTGGGAGATAAAAAGGTTGACATTATCCACCTGTACGGTACAGATGGAATCGGTGGCGTGGCAAAATACGCATACACCGGAACTGTTACCGCGACACCGAATGATGTAGGCGGTGTAGATGAAATCCTTGAAATGACCGCAACTGTTATTCCGAGCACGGCATCAGAGCTTGTTACGGATAAGCTGAAAGTCGTTGATAACAACGATGGAACATTCACTGTAACAGTGGTGGGGTAAAAAGCCTATCGGACGAGCAATCGACCGCACCGGTAGGCGAGGATGATCGGTCGATAGCAGAACTTGAAGCAATAAGATAAGCAACAATGGGGCGGTGGCAACACTGCCCCTTGCCAATATAGGGCAGAAAGGCAAGGTAAAACATGAAAGTTAAATTAGGTGGAAAAGAATATACAATTCAGTTTGCAACAAGACCATCGTTAAAATCACATATCTTACAGGATATTATGAAGACACAGGACATGGAAGATATTTCTTCTATGGAAGATATTCTTCTTGAAACACTTCCTAAGACGCTTCTTGTGGGATTGCAGATGCATCACAATGAAGAATTTGGATATGATTACAAAACAAACGATGGTTACGATGAGAAGCTTGAGAAGGTGTCCGACATTCTCTATGATGCGATTGACACAAACGAGATTAACTGCATGGATTTATTCGCTGATATGCAGGAGGAAATGATGACAAACGGTTTTTTAGCGCAGATGATGGAGTCGTTGGAGAGAGCGCAGGAGCAGGAGAAAGAGAAGAAAAAGACCCCATCCAAAGCGAAAGTCAAGAATTAACATGGGAATATTACGTTGCGGAAATCCGTCCGTTTTACCTTATGGTAACGAAAGGCTACGGATTTTCCATTGATGATATAGATATGATGAATCCAGAGTTGCTTAAGCCTTATGTGGATGCATATAAGGCAGAATGGAAGCAACGCGACATGGAAATGTATATGTGGTTCGGAAGATATGCAACGTCAGCACTTGTGACCGCAATAGACGCGACATTCGGCAAGGGTAATAGTAAGTACGTGAAAGAAACTTGCTATGATTCCATCGAAAAGCAGAATACGGACGATCCCGATGCTGAGATACGAGAAATGCTTAAGGCGGAAGAAGCATGGGCGGCTGAATCAAGGAAATCACATTTACCAAAGCCAAAGATAGTTTAAGAAAAGAGGTATTACCATGGCAGTAATTATCGGAAGTGCGCGACACGATGAACACGGAAACTGCTATTCTGGCGGAAAAGCCGGAGACCAGACCGGACAGGAAGTGTCTACGCAGAAGTTTTATAACCATTCTAAGGGATGGTACGTGCTAAGGGCGAAGGACGATAGGGTTGCGGAGAAGTTAGCTGAAGCTATGCAGATTGCATCTGACAATAAAAATATCGGCTATGACCAATCGGAACGCTACGGAGTCATTAAGCATGGCATTAACACAAAGGTCAAGACGGAATGCGATTGTTCTTCTCTTGTACGTGCTTGTATTATCTATGCATCCGGTAAGGATGTGGGAGATTTCAATACATCCAATGAACGACCGGTAATTTTGAAATCCGGTTTGTTTGATGATATGGGGTCTTATCATGCCGGGTTTATTCTTCGCAACGGAGATATTCTTGTGACACGCGTAAAAGGGCACACAGTTATTGTTGTAAAAGGCGCAAAGAAATGCAAAACCAAGTATTATCCGAAGTATACCGGAAATTCCGGTTCAATAGTCGAAGCATTAAAAGCGGTTGGGGAAGATGATGTGTCGAAAGAACATCGTGCGGAAATCGCAAAAAAGAACGGATTTTCCAATTTCAAGTTTACATCAGAGGAAAATTCAAAGATGCTTTCTCTTCTGAAAAAGGGAAAACTGAAAAAGTAATTCAAGGGCGGTAAGGGTCAAATCTTACCGTCTTTTTCTTATGTAGAAAGTTGGTGGATAAATGGAATTAGAGTCTCTTGAAATAAAAATCCAAGCGCAGGCACAACAGGCAAGCGGTCAGATAGATGCGCTTGTGACAAGACTTGGGCGATTATCTTCCGCGCTTTCTGGGCTTAGTACCGGAAATCTGAATAGTCTTTCCACAGGGGTAAACAGACTCGCAGGGGCAATGACGGCAATGCGTGGAATTGACACACGGACTTTTTCTGCAGTTGCAAGAAATGTAAGCAAATTAGGCTCTATCAACAGCAAACAGATTAATGCTGCGGCTGGTTCTATGCGTCAGATTTCCAATGCGGTAAAAGGGATTTCTGGAATGTCGGCATCTGTTAAGGGTCTGACCGAACTTGCATCTGCAATCAAACAGCTTGGCTACCAGAGTTCCACCAAGGCGATTGAAAATATTCCGAAACTTGCAGTTGCTATGCGACAGCTTATGTCTGAACTGTCGAAAGCCCCTAGCGTGAGCCGGAATATTATTGACATGACAAATGCATTGGCAAAATTATCGCGTACCGGTGGAGCGGCAGGGACAGCGGCAAAAAGCATCACAAGCTCATTTAGCGGATTTAGTTCCAGTGCTTCTGCGGTTACCAAGAAGTCGTTCTCCCTTGCGTCTGCAATCGGAAAAGTGTATGCAACGTATTGGGCTTTATTTCGCGGATTTAGGCTACTTGGAGACGCCATTGACATATCATCCTCACTGACAGAGGTTGAGAACGTTGTAAGGCAGACATTCGGGCAGTATGAAAGCCTAATTAACAATTTCGCAAAAACATCAATTGAAAAATTTGGTATGTCTGAATTGTCCGCGAAACAGTTTGCAAGCCGTTTCCAGGCCATGGGAACTGCCCTTGATATTCCGCAAGGGCAGATGGCAAAAATGTCTATCCGGTTGACAGAATTAGCCGGAGATATGGCTTCATTCTATGATGTGAGCCAAGAAGATACTGCCAAGAGTCTGCAATCTGTATTTTCCGGTACTACGGCACCTATGCGGCGTTATGGTATCGACTTGACACAGGCAACATTAAAGGAATGGGCGTTAAAGCAAGGACTTGATGCGAACATTTCTTCAATGACGCAGGCTGAAAAAGCCATGTTGCGTTATCAGTATGTGCTTGCGCATACAACCAATATCACCGGAGATTTCGCACGTACAGCCGATACATGGCATAACCAGATAACCATGCTTAAAGAGAACTTCAAAGCACTTGGAGCGGTTGTTGGTGGTGGTTTAATCAATGCATTCAAGCCATTTATCAAGGTGCTTAATTCAGTTCTGCAAAAGGTTATTTCCTTCGCAGAGATGGTAACAAATGCTTTAGGTTCTATCTTCGGATGGAAGTATGAAGCAAGCAAAGGGGCAGGAATCAGCGGTCTTGCTGATGATATTGGAAGCGCATCTAATGGCATGGACGATTTAAGTGATGCCGCAGGAAGCGCAGGGAAAAACACAGGCGGTATCGCAAAGAATGCCAAGAAAGCAAAAAAGGAAATCCAGCAGGCAACTCGTGCATTTGATGAATTAAAGGTTATTTCAAAACAAAGTAAAGATAATACTTCCGGTTCCGGGAATAAAGGTTCTGGTTCTGGATCTGGTTCAGGTGCTGGTGGCGGCACCGGTGCTGATGGTGGATTAGTTCAGACGGACACCATCTTTAAGAAATTCAAAAGCAAAATCAAAGACCTTGAAGGACTTGGAAAAGCAATCTCCGGCGCGTTAATTAAAGCAATGAAGAAAATTAAATGGAAAGAGGTGTATGCAAAAGCCGAAGGATTTGGAAGAGGATTGGCTCAATTCCTCAACGGACTGTTTAAAGGGCAAAAAGGTACAACATTATTCGGAGAAACCGGAAAACTGATTGCCAATTCACTAAACACAGTGCTTCATGGATTGGATTCGTTTGGCACGACATTTAATTGGAAACAATTTGGAAATTCAATCGCAGACGGAATTAACAAGTTTTTCCAAAACTTTGACTTTGCATTATTAGCTAAAACGCTTAATTCGTGGGCGCAAGGTGCGTTTGATGCAGTTACGACAGCATTAAGTAAAATTTCTTGGAAGGATGTATGGAAAGGTGTCAAGGAGTTTTTAAGCAACTTAGATGTAAAGACAGTCGCAATTATCATCGGTGCACTGACAATCAAAAAAATCCTTGGATTGCATCTTGCAAAAACCGCACTTGATATAATCGGAACTTCCATTTCAAAAGCAATAGCTGGTTCACTTGCATCAAGGCTTGGCGTTGAAATTGCGGCAAACCAAGGAATTGGCGCAGCTTTGTCTACTGCATTATCCGGAAAAATAACGACGGCATTTGCGACGGTTGGAACAACCATTTCGGCAGGATTTAAGGCTTTGTTTGGAAGCAAAGCGGCAGAAGGTGCGCTTGCATTTATAAGCCCTGTTGCAAAAGCAATAACCGGAATAGGCTCCGTTGCGATTGGCGCATTTACTGCAATATCAAACTTTGTGACCATGTTAAAGAACGGATTCAGTTGGCTTAATGAAGCACTTATGCTTGTCGGAGTTACGATTACGGCAGTCGGAGCGGTTATTTTAGGGGTAGCGGCAGCACCGGCAGCTATTATCGCAGGAATAGTAGCTGCTGTTGCAACGGCAACTGTAGTAGTCAAGGATCATTGGAAAGAAATAAAAGGAATTTTCTCAAAAGCCGGAGATTGGTTTAATACTAATGTGATTAAGCCAATAAGCGGATTTTTTGAGGGATTATGGAAATCCGTTTCCGGTTTTTTCTCTTCTTTATGGAAAGATATATCCGGTGTATGGAAAACAGTTTCTGGATGGTTCAATACTAATGTTATAACTCCTATTGTTTCATTTTTCCAAGGATTTTCGAAAAGAGTTGGTCAAATCTTTCAAGGATTGTGGATCATTGTCAAGGCTGTATGGATTGTTGTTTCTGATTGGTTTAAATCAAAGGTAATAGAGCCAATAAAGAAGAATTTTGAATTATTGAAATCGGCAGTATCAACCGCATTTAAGGTTCTATGGACAACTGTGAAATCGGTATGGGCTGTAGTTTCCGGTTGGTTTAAGGAGCATGTTACAACACCTATTAAGAATGCTTTTAGTTCAGCAAAAGAATCTATTCAGAAAGCATTTAGCGCGGCAAAAACAGCGGTAACCGGGGCGTGGAACAGTGTTTCTAGTTGGTTTAAAGAACATGTAACCACCCCGATAAAAAATGCTTTCTCGAAGATGAAAGAAAGTGTAGCTGAAATATTCAGCAAATTATGGAATAGCGTGAAAAGTGGCGTTGCCGGGGCAATGAACACCGTAATTTCAAGAATTGAAACAGCAATAAATTCATTGATCGGTGGAGTGAATACCGTTTTGAGAGGGTTTAACAGTGTTGTTTCTGCGGCGGCTAAAGTAGCAAAGGTAAAGTGGAGCGGAGTCGATCTTGTGCCGAAAGTGAGCCTACCTAAAGTAAAGGCTTATGCAACGGGCGGTTTTATGGATAAATATAGCATAGCAACAGTTGGAGAAAATGGACTTCCGGAAATTATGGGAACAGTCGGAGGTAAGCCAGCGGTCGCAGGAAGCCAAGAAATTACTGGAATCAAAGATGCTATCAATTCAACATCTGCGCAAGAGGTTTCCTTATTGCGACAGCAAAATCAGTTATTACAAGCTATTTTACAGAAAAATTTCGGAATTACTACAAGCGACATAGGAAAAGCTGCAAGGGATTATGGTAGAGAACATTACAATCGAACCGGAGACAATGTATATGTTTTTTAGTGACTTCTATAATAGAACGTGATATAATTCTAAATAAATCATATCACAAGAAAGGAGTCATTATGAGAAGCACAAAAAAATTATTAGTAGCGATGGGGTTGGCATTTGCCGTTTTGATTTCGGCTATGCCAATCCAAAATGCAGATGGGAAACAGATTGTTGCACAGGCGGCAACTATCAAATTAAGCAGAAAGACTCTTAATTTAAAAATTGGAGAATCCGCAACATTAAAGATAAGCGGAATGAGGAAAACTGCTAAATGGAGTAGTGGCAATAAATATGTTGCTTCTGTAAATAAGTCTGGAAAGGTTCTGGCGGTTGGAGAAGGAACAACGTACGTAAAAGCAAAAATTGCAAAGAAAACGCTTTCTTGCAAAGTTACCGTCACTTCTTCCTTTAATGCGAACCAGGTAAAGAAAAACATCTCAATTGAATACCAAGATAGTGGTCATGGAGTTGTTGCTATCTTGAAAAACAACAACAAGGTAAATGTTGATCTTGACGCAAAACTTGTATACTACAAAAACGGTAAAATGCTGGATAGCAAAAGCGATTGTAACAGAGCTTTTGAATCCGGTAAGGAATGTGTTCTTTATTTTGACGCACCGAGCGATTCTGATTATAACGATGTTTCTTATGATAACTATAAAATGTCGTTGAGTGTTGATGAAGCAACAAATGCTGTTTGTGATGTTCGCAATATAATGGTTCAATCGGACATTGGAGCAGATAATGTTACGGTTGAAGCTACAAACGATTCCGGAAAAGATTTTTCATTTGTGAAAATTTCTTGCGTAATGTATGATGCATCTGGCAACTTGATCAAATATGATTATCATTATGCAGAATGTGAAAAGAATGGAGATACAGATTATTTTTCATTTAGTTTTCCGTACGATTCAAATTACGATACGATCTATCCGAGCAGTTATAAGATATATGTTGATGAAGCATATACATATACTTGGTTGCAGTAAAGATTAAAAAATGAATGACACTTAAGCCGTGGAAACACGGCTTATTTTAATTCCAAAATCGGATTGACACAAAATCAAAAATAGTCTTTCCTTATTACTAAGGAAACAACCTTATCCGTGAAGATGCGGATTACTTACTCGAACGCCATACTGTACGAAAGAGGAAACCAATGTGATTTCACAACCGGTTTCCTCTTTTTTATTCAGATAAAAATGTATGGAGGTAAACACGAATGAAAAAATCACAACTTATGCTTAAGATTCAAAACGGCATTGAGGTATTTGAAAATCCAATATTTGGACAGATAAGAATGGTCATGGTCGATGATGAACCATGGTTTGTTGGAAAGGATATATGCGAAGTATTCGGAGATACGAATTACAGAAGAAGCCTTTCAAATATTGATGATTCTGATAAGGGTGTGTCACAAATTGATACTCCAGGTGGAAAACAAAAAATGACGATTGTTAATGAAAGCGGCTTATATTCCTTGCTTTTTCAAATGCAACCGCAGAAAGCAAAGGGTGTGTCACAAAACGACTCCCTTATAAACGAAAGAAAAGAGAAACTTCATAAGTTCAAACGTTGGGTAACATCCGAGGTTCTCCCTACAATCCGTAAAACAGGTGGGTATGTCAATAATGATGAATTATTTATTTCCACTTACCTACCATATGCAGATGAAAACACTAAACTGATATTTTCACAGACATTAAAAACTGTTAGAGAGCAGAACGAAACCATTAAAAGACAGCAGAAAGAAATCATCCATAAAGAAGATGTTATTATCGGACTCGTTGATGATATTGACTTGGCAACTAAGAGACAGCGGATAACGCAGATTGTCCGTTTCGGTGCCGATGGAAAGTATCAAGAACGCTATTCGTTGCTTTATGGAGAATTTGAAAGGAAATATCACTGCAACCTTAAATCAAGGATGGAAGGGTGCACGCTCAAGCCAAAAGTAAGAAACAAGATGGATTATATCGACAGGGAAATGGGAATGATTCCGCAGTTGTACGAAATCGCTTGCAAACTTTTTGAAAACGATGTAGAAAAGCTGAAATCTGAATGGGAATCAGTAGTAGCTTAAAATTTAATCAAATGGATAGCATCTACCAAACGGTAGGTGCTATTTTTATACCCATTTTTAGGAGGTAAACGATGGGATATGGCGGATATTTAGTAAAGTTTGGGAATTATACCATACCGAACAATTTAATAAAGCAGGACACGTTTAGTTCCTATGTAAATATGCAGGACAAAGACCCTTGGACGGATGAAAACGGATATGAGCATCGTGATGCCGTGGAACTGAAAGCCCTAAAGGTCGAATTTGAAACCAAAGCCATGCTGACCGAAAAGCAGTTTGATGATTTTTGGAAGAATATTGAGAAGAACTATACCAAGGCAAAGGAGCGCGGTGGCTATATCACGGCATACGTGCCGGAAAAACGCGGATATGTGACACAGTACGGATATATCGCTGATATTCAGCCTACGCTCTATTCTGTGGCACATGGGAAGATAAAGTATGACGCAATCAAATTTTCGTTTGTAGGTGGTGTATATGATAAATAGCAATTTGAAAGAAAAGTATTGGGATTCCGCGACAGATAAGCAGATGGTCATATCTGTTGTTGGAACGAATCAGAAGATAGACAATTCGATGCTTGAAATCGGTACGTTTGCGCTTGAAGAAAGTCTTTGTTCGGAGTCTGAATTAAAATTTGGAGCGTGCGAAGCGAATTGTGTAAAATTCACAGCAAGAAACACCGCAGGAAACATTATCGGAAAGACAATCTCTATCGAAGAAACGGTTGACGGAGATAGCGAAAATCCGATGCCATATGGATTTTTTAAGGTTGCATCCGATGTTCCTACGGCTGACCGAACAAAACGGCAGATTACGGCATATGACGCTATGTATGACATTATCAATACGGATGTAAAGTCTTGGTATGCAGGACTTAGCTTTCCAATGACACTTAAGCAGTTCCGCGATAGCTTCTTTGCACATCTTGGAATTGCACAAGTTGAAACAAGCCTTGTCAATGATTCTATGACGGTCAATAAGACGATTGTGGCCGCACAGACGGACGATTCAAGCGCGGTAACAGAAGAATCCGCTATCAGTGGGAAAACGGTTGTAACGGCAATCTGTGAGATTAACGGATGCTTTGGTAATATCAACCGAGAGGGAAAGTTTGAGTATGTCTTTCTGAAAGCAATCACAAGCGCACTTTATCCGGCAGAGGATTTATTTCCGGCAGACAATTTATTTCCGTCTGATGCAAATACAGAATCCATGACCGGGCATTATATCACGTTTGATTATGAGGATTTCCAGTCACAGGCAATTACACAGCTTGAAATCAAGACAAGTGAAGATAATGCCGGTGCTATTGTTGGAACTGCCGGAAACAACTATTCGATTACAGGAAACTTTCTTGTATCAGACAAGACCGGAGCAGAGCTGGAACAGATTGCAAATAACCTATTGCCGATTATGGCAAAAGCAGCATATACACCGATTAAAAGTTGCACCTGTGTCGGAAATCCATGTCTGACACTTGGGGAACCAATCCGATTCAATACCACGAGAGAGATTGTTGAAACGTATCTATTGCAACGCACTTTAACCGGAGTACAAAGCAAGAGAGATTCAATCTCGGCACAGGGAACGCAGACGCACTCTGCAAAGGTCAATTCTATCAGAGACACGATTGAAAGCGTGGAAAGACGTACCGGAAAGCTAGAGAGGAACGCAGACCATCTTCAATCCACGTATGAGGATTTAGAGGAACAGACAAATACCAAGTTTGAGCAGACCGCAAAAAGCATTTCTGCAGAAGTCAACCGCGCACAAAAAGCAGAGGGACAATTAGACGCATCATTGGAATTGAAACTTGGAAGAGATGAAAACGACCAAGTCGTTTCGATGATTAATGCAAGTGCCGACCAGATTACGCTTAGCGGAAACAGACTCATAGTCAACAGCAATAACTTCCAGCTTGATGGCGATGGCCGAGTGTCAATCGTTGATTCATTGAACTTTATTGCAACATCACAAGGAGATGACCTTGTAATTATTGGTCTCGATGCAAGAGGAAGGCCAATGCTGCAAAACATACGCATTGACCTAAACTCTGTAACAGATCAAGATGGAGTAGCCATAGGGGATCATGCAAGTACGGCAGATCATGCGACAACCGCAGACTCTGCAACAACTGCAGAAAGTGCAAGGCAGTGTATAATGGCATCAACCGCGCATTATTTGCAAGGTATTGGACTATCCGATTATGTACGAATTTCCGGCAATGGAAATCTTATTCCAAGTTCTAGTTCTGTGCATTGCGGAACTACAGAAAATCCGTTTGCCGGTGGGTATTCTTCCGGTGGTTGGAAAACAACGTCTGACCGCAGGAAGAAAAAAGATTGCCGAAAGCTGTTAGAGGATGATCGGTTTGAAAGATTTTTCGAGTTACTGCAACCTATGGAATATCGGCTCATAGAGAATGATAAGAAAATGCACATTGGATTTGTTGCACAGGATGTCGAACAGGCAATGACGGATTGTGACATATCTGAAAATGAGTTTTACGGACTGGAACATGCGGTATTCTCCGAAAAAGATTTTGAATCTAATGAGGAATGGGAAAAATTCTTAGAGCAGAATGGTGGCGCAAATGATATGTATACATTGTGCTATCAAGAGTTTATTGCGCTTAACACTGCCATGATACAGAAACTGCAGAACAGGTGTAACGATTTTGAACGCAGACTATCCGCATTAGAAAGGAAGTGATTAGATGGCATATCAGAAAATCTATAGCCGCGAATATTGGGAGAACCTTCCAAGCGAAAAGACCGCAATTAATCGAAATAGGCTGAACAACATAGAGGGCGGCATTGATGCAATCGACGATCGTGTGTGCGCACTCGACACCACGAAAGTTGACTTGACCAAAGCTAACGAACTTGTAAAGGAAATCCTTTGGGATGAATCCAACGGAACGCTGACGGTCGTTAAGATGAATGGTTCCAAGGCGGTCATTGATACCAAGTTGGAGAAGCTGGCAGTCAACTTCACATACAATCCGCAGACACAACAGCTGATTATTACACTTGATGATGGCACAACGCAGAATGTGGACTTATCATCTCTGATTACAGAGTATGAATTTCTCGATTCTGATACGATTGCATTCGAGATTACGGGTGGCAAGGTTAAGGCTATCGTTAAGAATGGTTCGATTACCGAGGATAAGTTGCAACCGAACTTTTTAGCGGATATTAAGGTGGAATCTGCCAAGGCTACAGCGTCTGCCAAAAGCGCAAAAGAGTCCGAAGCCAACGCGGCAAAATCCGCCACAGATGCCAAGGACAGCGCAGACCGAGTGCAGGAAATCGAAAACGAGATTAACAAGAAACTCACAATGACAGAATTTGATGTGAATGAGGATGGGGAGTTGATTTACACGGACAATTCTGCTTATAACTTTGTCGTTGACAATGACGGAAATTTAAATTGGGAGGTGGCTTAAATGGCTATAGCAGGAAGAGTGGCAATTGTGCCAAAGGGCGATTGGAGCGCAGATGCTACATATAAGAGATTGGATGCAGTGACTTATAACAACACATTGTATTTTGCGAAAAAGAATGTTCCGGCAGGAACGGCAACAAGCAATACGGAATACTGGTCTAAGTCTATCGTGGGCGGTGCTAGTGCGATTGCAACAACAGAGGATGCCGGAGTTGTAAAGCCGGACGGAAAAAGCATGAGCGTAGATGAGAGTGGAACGCTTAGCATTAACTTGGATGGCACCACAATTACATTGGACGAAGCGAAAAACGTCATAAAGTTGGCAGATACACTAAAAGAAAAAATCGGAAGCGCACTGCAACCGGAAAGTATCGTAAACAATCAGGTCACAACAGAAGCTGGATTCGCACTTGATGCGCGGCAGGCTAACCCGAATATAGACGGCACGCTGGCGAAAAAGGTAAGTGATTTAAACGGCAGTTTAAAAGAGTGCGAAATAAAAACACTTTCTATTGTGGACCATAATTTTGTAACAGCAGACCGAAGCAGATGTAGCCTGATACAAAAAAGGTGGATATTATTAAGTGGCGAAATTGATATAGATTTTACAAATGCAAAAAACTATACCGATAATACCATATTGAAATGCTCTGTACTGCCATTATTTAACACGTATTTTACTGCAATAGATGAAGATGGAATGAGTTATACCGGTGTTTTTTATATGGATGGTAGGATTAACATTTTAATTCGATCCCATATCCCAGAAAGTAAAAAACAAATTTTACGGTTTTCAGGTATTGCATTTGCCTCGATCTAAGTTTTACTCTGCCGTAATCATAATTTTGTTTCACATATCTAACAGCAGAATAAAGATTAAATATCATATAAATTAAAAACCCCAGCCCAAACTTGTACCAAACAAAAAGTGGTACTTCGTGGACTTGCAAGTAACCCAATACCATAATTTAAAGTTTCTAAACCATTCCACGAAAATATAATAAGTGAGTAATCGCCAACATTTCGGAAAGCCGTTACGTGTTTAGATATTGAATTATAGAAATTATCTTCTATTGTGTTTACATGGTATATTCCACATCCAGATCGGAAGAGCGTCGTGT